ATCCAATTGAGCTATAGGCGCAAATTAAATTGGACTAGAACACTGCTAGCACATCAAAGTTATTAAATATACCCATTAGCGACGTTGTCGTAAAGGCAATTTGAACTAAGAAAAATGCTTTTAAATTATTTACCATAGCCATTTTAATAAAGGCTAGATTTGATACTAAAAACGCAAAGAAACCGACTGGCTCATTCATTGATAAAAATAAAGCACCGATTAAAGCAAATACTGAACCAACTAGTTCAGCATCAATTTTAAAATTCTGTTTAAATTCTGTTTCTTTAATTTCATTTATAAACTTCTTCATATTCACTCCTTCAATTACATAATGTTATTGTCATCTGCAAACCGTTTAATGGCTTCCATAGCTGTTAATTTATTAATGTCAGTTTTGTTATATCGTCCAGTTGTTCCGTGAACTACAACTAACATAAAACAAAAATAAACAGATTTCTTAGGTAAGAGTCTTACTAACCTAAACCAAAAATTAAAACCCACTTGGATTTGAACCAAGGGCCTATGAATTATGAGTTCAGTGCTCTAACCAGCTGAGCTATAGGTTCGTTAAAATTATTGAACTATTGAACTCTTACGTAAATATACTTCGCTGGAAGTGTATCACAATCTAAGTTAGAGCCGTTGTAAGTCACTACTTTCACACAATCCCCATTTGTATTTACATAAACTTCGGGAAGTTCAAGCCATTCTACAAATGCAGTATAACAGAAAAATGTAGCAAAACCTAAAATAATTATTGCTGAAATTGCTTTCATAATATATACATATATTATAACATAGTTTAATCATAATGTAAACACTTATTTACATTTATTTTGGATTATTTTTCTTTTGTGTCGTTTTTGACACAGCACTGTTTCTGTACCCCTGCTATACATTTTCCACATTGTACATCAGAAGCCTTTACTAATTTTAATAAGGTCTCATAGTCCTTATTTTTATCTGAAATATTTCTACACACACAAACAATCATGATATCATGATTCACTAAAATGTCTATAGAATGGGTTAGATTTAGAATCTACTTGTATAAAGGCAAGAGAACATTTACATCCTTCAGATTCATTTGATTTAGTTAGAGCATCAAACCAGAGATGGATATTTAATTCATCAGAGATAATACATCTATCTGAGAATTTTCCAAAAACATTAACTCTAAACTGCTTATAATCCTCATCAAAACTTAACTGCTCAATTATATTAAATTTTAGGAGATCTGATATTTCGAAAGGAAGGATATCGTTTTGGGAATTAATCCAATCTTCATCAACTTCCTCGGTTGAAACTCTCACATCAAAAAAACCATTAATAGAATAACTCATTTATTTAAACCTTATTAAAATTTATAAACATACTCAAGAAAAGTTGTATCATCAACATCAGACGAAAAGAAGTCTGCCGTTGAATCCATATTAGATCTAGTATGTGCCAACTTCAAGTAGTGCGTGTTGTTATATTTAATTGTGCCGAATACTCGTATATCCGTATCAAGTTGTCCCGGCTCTTCCCAATCCTGTCCAAGTCGAATACCGATAGAATCGGGTTCCCAACCTGCACCAGCTGTGGCATTATTAATTGCAATAGACAATAATACTAAACAAAGTGCATATGATATTAAAAGCTTTACTTTTTTCATCTTTAACCCTCTAGTTATTACCCTTGACAAGAAACACAATCTTCTTGACTATCTGGACTTGCGGCGAATTCGGCAGGAACACCATCTAAATCGCCTCTATAATCTTCCATTGTATTTTGTTCAATTTTATCAGACAACATTTCTGCCTTATTAGACGTTTCTGTGCGAAGGTAGTAAAGTGATTTATTACCTTCTTTCCACGCATTAAAATGAACTTCATGTAGGTATCTTTTATCAACACCAGCAGGGAAGAACACATTAAGTGACTGTGACTGACAGATGTATCTGGCCCTTTGACCACCAAGTCTAACTACTGCATTCTGGTCAATTTCAATAGCAGTTTTAAATACATCTTTTTCATATTCATCTAAGAAATCTAGATGTTGAACTGACCCGTTATTAGAAATAATTGAATTCCATACACCTTCAGTATCTTGTCCATAAGCCTTTAGTAATTCAATGAGATATCTATTCCGAATTAAGTGTGAACCCGCACGAGTTCTATGAACAAACGCATTAGCTTTAATAGGTTCAACTGATGGTGATGTACCTGCAATAGATGAACTGTTAGCATTAGGAGCAATTGCTAGTAGATGTGAATTGCGTCTACCTGTACCAATCATGTCAGGACATTCACCACGTTCCGAGCCAAGGATTAAGCTCTGAGTAACTGCCTCTTCTTTAATCCAAGCAAAAACTTCTTCATTAAGTTCAGAAGCAGCTTGAGATCCGAATGGAATAGAATTTTTCATTAGTAAGTTATGAAAACCCATTGTACCAATACCAATAGCTCTTTCTTGAGAAGCAGAATAAGACGCCTTAGAGATTTCATCTGGTGCGTTATCAATAAAGTATTGAAGAACATTATCTAGGAATGTCACAAGGTCTTTAACAATCTCAGTACCTTTCCATTCGGAGTATGTTTCTAAATTAAGTGAACTTAGACAACAAACCGCGGTTCTTTCTTCATTAGTCGGGAGAGTAATTTCGCAACAGAGATTAGAACCCCTAGAATATAAACCCTTATCAAGTTGTGTTTGTGGATAGGCTGCATTAACTGTGTCTGTAAAGTAGAGATAAGGCTCACCAGTGCGATATCGTGTTTCAAGTAAGGTTTCCCATAACTCTCGGGCCTTAACAGTCTCTACGGCCTTTTTACTTTTAGGGTCAACTAACTTCCATTTCTTATTAAGTTCTACTGCTTCCATGAACTTGTCAGTAATATTAACGCCGTGATGAAGATTCAAACATTTACGGTTAACATCTCCAGTAGGAACTCGAAGTGACATGAACTCCATAATATCAGGATGTGATACATCTAGGTATGCAGCATAAGAACCCTTGCGAGTTACCCCTTGCTTATACGCAGTCATATCAGCATCAACTGTATGTAGGAATGGAATTGGTCCTGGTGCAATATCTGATACTGAACGGACTGATGACCAGTGACCACCGACTCCACCACCTTTGACAGATAACCATCGTAGTTCTGATGTGTGGTCAATAAGTCCTTCTAGCGTATCTGGCACATAACCAAGAAAACATGATATCGGAAGACCTTTAACTTTCTCGTCTTTCCTTGGGGCATTAGACAAGATTGGAGATGCAAACATAAACCAATTATTAGTAACATAAGAATATATTCGGTCTGCTAATGCTTCATCCCCATTGGAAAATGCATCTGCAGTTCTACGGAAAGCCTCTTCGGGCTCCGTCTCGTAAGACTTCATATAGTAATCTTTAAGGAGTTTTCTTGATTGTTCGGTTAGTTCCATATTAAACTGTGTCCTCTACAGTTTTCCATAGAGCATCATCTTTCACTTGTTGCTCACAGACGTCATATTCTAAATCTTTAATTTTGTGTTTAAGTTCGTCGTTCTCAGTTTCAAGGATGTCAATTTCTTCTTGTGTATTCATTTCAAACTCCTTTTATAGCATTCATCATGATAGACTTATATTTGTCTCTATCATATCCAGTAAAATATTGTAACAGCGGATTATAGTTCTTAATTTTGTAACCGATATATGGCCATATATAATGGTCTTCTACCTTGTTAAACTCTTTCGAGAAATTCACAAAAGAGTCTATTATTGTTAACGTTTCAAGTGATATATTTTTTTGTAGTATTAATGGCAGTGTCCCCGACTCAACTTTAAACAATTCTTCAAAATCATTTTCTCCTAGCAGTTTATTTATTTCGTTTTTAAATCTATATGACATAGATTGTGTTGAAGTTTCCCACTTAGTAAGGTTTGTATCAGACATATTAGATACATGCATTCGAACAACCTCGTGCTTAGATGAAGTCGCTGAAAGTATATTGGCTGTAATATAACGAACGAACTGGTCCTTCTTATAGTAGTTAGCTAACCTACGAAATAGAACCGTATCCTTCCGTTTTTTATAATTATCGACGGTATACATCCTAACATCATTTTTAATCATAGAAACTCCATCAAACTTATCACACCCAAAGTGCGCACGAAGTCCTATGTAATAATTACACGCAACCCATTCATTCCAATCCTTCATATAGGAAGTGCTGCCTTCTTCTTAAAGATTCTATTACCCATTGCTTCAAGTTCAATTTTATCTTTGAGGGTTTTAGATATTAATTTTACGGCAGACTCAAGCTCCATTTTATTTTGATCACAGTACCATGCAATAGTATCGAGCAGTGGTTCTTTGTGATACTCAGCTAAGTCCTCAATTATCTTAGAGAATGAATTAGCATTCATCAATTCCGAATTTTCCATATGTTCCTCAATGTTTTAATTGTGTATATAATATATTATACTACAAATACTACTAATTGTATATACTAAAATCCAGATTTCATCTTAGAAATTAAATAAGATTTAATAAATCCAGAACGAACAATATCATTCAATCCAAACTCAATACATTCAAACTCTTCCATGTTAGATACAATAGACAGCATAGAAGAGAACCCTTCAGATTCACCTCGTTTTAAATCTGTCTGGTCAATATCACCAGCAAAGATAATACGCGAATCTTGCCCGACTCTTGTGATGATAGAGTTTAGTTCCCAGAAGGTTAGGTTTTGAGATTCATCCACAATGATAATTGAGTTGTCTAGTGTTATACCACGAATGAAAGATGTTGGAAGAAACTTAATAGTTCCTTGTTCAACTAGTCTTTCGTATAGAGAGTTAAATGCTTCGTCAGAGTTTTGCTTAAACATATACTTAACCATATACTTGTATGGCGCTTGATAGAGGTCAGCTTTCTCTTCAATTGTTCCGGGCAGGAATCCAACATCTCTTGTAGGTACTAAACTCCGGACCACATATACCTGTTTCTTAGTTTCAAGTGCTTCTTTAATTGCATTAAATAAGGACAGGAATGTTTTACCTGTACCAGCAGAACCATAAAGAAATAAATGTTTACCCGCTGCATATGCTTCCGCAGTTTTCCTTTGAGCTCCTGTTATAGGTTTAATGTCTAATAATGTTTCTTTTTTTACTGTCATTTTTTTTCTCGACGCCAAGTGAACCTCTTTTGTTTGTTGTTATTTGTTGTGTGACTAAGTTGTGTGACTAATCTGTTTCCAGAGTAGCCATAGGGGATTTCTTCTTAACTTCTTTAAGTATGTCTTTAAACGCGGAGGGTGTGTTTTTAAGTGGATTACCTGCACCAGTTACAATATTTGGAGCTCCAATAATTTGGACGTATTTGCCACTCGTTGCCATCTCTATCATCGCGGATATTGAAAGCACAATGTCCTTTACCTCACCCGTCTCGATATTTTTAAATGTATATAACGGCATTATGACAACTTACAGTAGTTATCGTCCCACCCAAAAGCCTCTTTAACGACTGGATCGGAAATACCATATATTTTATCAAGGTTTTTATCTTTAGCATCAATCATAAGTTGAGCTTCACTTTCATGAAGACATTCTAGTAACTGAATATACATTTGTTCACGTTTAGATTGACGGAGTTTAGCGTTACCACCTTCAACAAAATGATAAAGTGATGAGATTTCGGTCATTAAGAAACGATGTGAACCGTCACCAAGTTTATAATCTTTTTTCTCAAAGGGTACAGAACCTTTTGGAAGAAGCCAGATGATGTTGGGATCAAAAGAACTTTTTAATAGGGATCTAAGTTCTGGAGAATCAAACTCTTTAAGGGCTTGAATTTTCTTATCCTTACCTCTCGCTTTACGGACTTTCTCTAACATTTCATGCATTGTATACTTCATTATTTTTCCTTTAAAAATTATCAATTTCTGACATAAGATCTTTCTGTCGAGTCTCTATAAAAAAGTTTAGTAGCTTACTCCGAGGATTAATCACAGCTTCTTGATATGCAGATAATATATTCTCTGTGATATCTTTTGGAATCATATCAAAATCTATTAATAGCTCGTTCCTTTGGAAGTTTCTAAGTTCCTCTTCATTTAAGAATGTTGAAGGGTCCTTACCAAGCCACTCGTCTACTTTATTCTTAGTGATAGGTGTCTGACGACCTCCATCAACAAATACGGAATCAGGAGATAGAATATTTGGAATCCCATCACCCTTATCACCCCGAATAATATGTTCTCTTAAGTAATTAGACCCAGAGCTTTCCGGTGCAACTAACTTCCGAGCCATTGGGCTATATTGTTTAATGTGGTCATATTTATGTAATTGAAAATAGTCCTTATCGCTCGACACAATTAAAGTCTTTTCTTTAATCCGAGAAGCTAGGACTCCAATAATATCATCCGCCTCAGTTCTTGAACAAACAACAACCTTAAAGGGGAAATGCTCTATAAGTTCGTTAGTAACCTTTCCAAGCATATCATATACATCTGACCAATTAACTGTGGAAGTTTTAGATGCTTTATTCTTCCTACGAACAGCTTTATAATTATCAAACACTTCTCTACGCCATGGTAGTTTTGAATCAATACATATAACTATATCACCATACCTAGAAGAATGCTTCTTCTTGTAGTTTAGTATAGAGTTGTATATAGAAAACTTATAAGCCTTTTCATTAATAACATTATCATTATAATTAAGATGTACCATCATATTAGCAATGAACATCTGTGATGCATCAATCAGAATCATCTAGAAAACTCTCCTCGTATATTTCATCTTCGTCAAAATTATCAGTAGCGCAAAATGGACAATGTCGAATTTTGTAATTACTTGTTTCCATTGAGTGTGAGATTTTATATGTCGCTTCACAGGACTCACATTGGAAGATACTCAATAGATCCTCCATTAAACCTTCTTCCAATCTACTAACTTGAGGGTTGCGTTCATACCAGAATACGTATTATTATTTATAATTTCCATTAAATTCTCCGTTGTTGTATTATTCATTATATATTCATTTATGTCTTTGCCAACTAAAATATCTGGCAATAAACACACTTTAAATCCAAGTGATATGAACTTACTTATATTGTTTACAATAGTGCTATTTCTTGGTTCTCTGTCTGGTATCAACACACATTGTTCTTTATCAATAATTTCTGACACTCTAGACAAATTTGAGTTACCAACTCCAATAGAATTCGGTAAAAATACTGAATCAATTGCCCCCTCAACAACATAAACAGTTTTGTTTTTATCCACATCTCGAGTACCAAAGAATAACTTGTCATCATTCAATGATATATTTGCATACCGAAGCGTAGAAGATTCAAGTGTTCGACCAGTAAACCCATTAAGGTTTCCATCAATACCATAATATGGTATAACAAGTCTTTTGTCTGTTAGTTTAGATGCGGAATCTAATTTATTAAACTTATCTATATAGTATAGTTTTTCGTATTTATTCTTGGGGATTTTTCTCTTGAGACAATACTGAATTGCTATATGATTTGAATCTAAATCTCTAAGAGATGCAGCAATAGCTTCAAGTCGATCTTTCTTTTTAAATACCGGTTTCTCAAACTGAAACTTCTGTAGTTCGTCTGTTACTGGTTTTGGTTTTATTTCTAGGGTATTATTCTTTTCTTTGAATGACTCAAAGTAATACTCTCTGGCTAGAGAGATATCGAGTTCCTTTATAAGATTATAAAGGGATTGTGAGATATTACAGTTATGACAATAGTAAAAAGACTTCTGTTTCTTCTCAATGATCCAACCACGAGCCTTAGTAGAAGACTTTTGTGAATCACCACAGTATGGGCATCTAAAATTGAATTCAGAAGGAGATTTCTTTTTAAACCTCTTAAGTCGGGGTGATAATATATTAATATATTTTAAATCAACAAAGTTCATAATATCTCAATTAAATAGGTTGGGCACTCGGTTTATTCAACCTTTATCCCGTTATCCACCTCATGTCTGTGCTAGGAGGAATTACAGAGTGATTACATTTTCAGTTTATAATATATTATACTACAAATACTACTAATTGTAAACCCATATTTTATAATAAAGCTAATTTAATAACTTTGAGTAGACCAATTGAGTCTGCTGTATAAACAGCAATACCTCCATAAGCCATATACTTAATTTGGTTAAGCGTTAATTCAATTGACTCAACTGCTAATTTAGTGGATGTAGCTACGGACCGAATCTCTTGGATGTCCTCTTCATGCTGCGTGAGGATCCAGTCGTGTCTATCTAGCTTCTTTGACATACCAGACATCTTTTCCAAGTTCTTTGCCGCAGCAGTTGCTGCATTATTATTATTATCGGCCACTATCTAATCCTTTTCTACGGCAGCTGCCCAGTTGTCATCAACGTAATTGAAAAATTCTACTTTCTTCTTACCTTCAAGTTCAGCTGGAGACTTAACACCAAATTTCTTAAGGCATTTTGCAAAATATTCTTTATACGTTTCACCTTCAACATCAGAACCTTCTTGAACAGTAGATTCAGTACCCTCAAGCATCGATTCTGAAATACCCATTGCTCTAAGTTTAGCTTTGATAGCACGTTCTTCTTCTTTAAGTTTACGCTCACGAATGCGACGCATAAT